TGTAGGCCAATTACTGGCTTTCGATCTGCAGATTGATCTCGACGATCAGATCGTCGGAGAGTTTTTCCAGATCGCGTTGCAGTTGCGCCATGTCCTGGCAGGCGTTGGCTTCCAGCTCGGCCGAAGCGTGGAACATGACTTCCGACGACATGGCCGCTGGCGCGGTGTGCGAGGTGAGTTTTTCAACATTCACCTCGTGTTTCGCCAGCACTTGCGAGACTTCGCGCACGATACCGATGCGGTCGTGGCCCACCAGCGACAACTTGAGCCGGCGGCCGCTCGGCTTGTCAGACGCGGTATCTCCCGTATCGGCAACTTCGGCCGTGATGCGCAGGCCGGCAAGCGCGGCAGCCGCATCCTGGACGAGTTCGCCCTGCACCGCGAGCAGCGCAAGATGTGGGCCATCGCCTACCCCGGCATCACCTGGGGCGGCAGCATGGAAATCATCTCCACGCACCGGGGCTCCAACAGCTTCTTCAACCAGTTGGTGCGCGAGGCCCGTCATGGTGGCAACCCCAAGCGCATCAGCCTGCACCGCGTCACTCTTCAAGATGCACTCGACCAAGGCTTCCTGTTCAAGCTGCAGCAGGCCCTGCCAGCCGATGCCGAACAGCAGGCCATGGACGAGGCCGACTACTTCGACTACGTCAAGAACGGTGCGGCAGACGAAGAGTCCTTCCTGCAGGAGTACCAGTGCGAGCCCGCTGACGACGACGCCAAGTTCCTGGAATACGGCCTCATCACCGCCTGCGAGTACTCCGCCGGCACCATCTGGCAGCGCGGCATCGAAGGCCCGTTCCAGGGCCGTCTGTTCGCAGGCGTGGACATCGGTCGCAAAAAGGACCTGACCGTCCTGTGGGTGGTCGAGCAGCTCGGCGACGTGTTCTACACCCGGCACGTCGAGTGCATGGAGAAGATGCGCAAGAGCGCCCAGGAAGCCATCCTCTGGCCCTGGTTCGAAATCTGCGATCGCATCTGCATTGACGCCACCGGCCTTGGCATTGGCTGGGCCGATGACGCCCAGGACAAGTTCGGCGAGAACCGCGTCGAAGCCGTCACCTTCACCGGCCCAGTCAAAGAGGCTCTGGCCTATCCGCTCAAGGGCGCCATGGAAGACCGCACTGTGCGCATCCCTGAGGACAAAACGATCCGGGCCGACTTCCGCAAGGTCCAAAAGACCACCACCATCGCCGGAAACATCCGCTTCGTCGCAGAGAGCGAAAGCGATGGCCACGCCGACCGATTCTGGGCTCTGGCCCTGGCACTTCACGCCGGCTCCGACCCATCGGCCCCCATCGAATACACGAGCGGCATGCCACGCGAAAGCAGCCAGCCGCTGGGAGATTTCATCCATGGCTAAAAAGGCACCCGCCGCCACTGCCGCGCCCGAACTCGAAACCGAGTTCGCCAACCGGCTGCGCGATCCGTTCGAGACCAACTACATGGGGGTGCTGCGCACCAACGACCCGCTCCTGCTGGAGCGTGGCAATGGTGGTGTCGAGCTCTACCGCGACCTCAAGCGCGACGGAAAGGTCTTCTCTGGCCTGCAAAAGCGCCAGATGTCCCTCGTCGGCAAGACCTGGCAAGTCGAGCCGCGCGACATCAAGAGTCCCAAGGCCACGGAAGACGCCGAGAAGGTCACCGGCATCCTCAAGGGGTTCTCCTTCGACAAGCTGTGTTCCGAGCTGCTCGAAGCCCTGATCGCCGGCTACAGCGTGGCCGAGATCGTCTGGTCTGTGCGCGACAACCTGGTCGTTCCCGTGCGTGTCCCAAAGCGCGCCCAGCGCCGCTTCGTGTACGTCCAGGCCGACGAGAACAGCCAGCCCGAGCTGCGCATGCTCACCCGCGAGAACATGCTCAGCGGCGTGCCCGTGCCTGATCGCAAGTTCATCGTCCACCGCGTCAACCCAGAAGACGACAACCCCTACGGCACCGGCCTGGGCCTGCAGCTCTACTGGCCCGTCTTCTTCAAGCGCAAGGGCATCGTCGCCTGGAACAAGCTGAACGACCGTTTCGGCTCGCCAACACCCCACGGCAAATACCCCCGCAACGCCACCCAGAAAGAGAAGAACACCCTGGTGGATGCCTTGCGTGCCATGAGCAACGACGGCTATCTGGCCACGCCAGAAGGCATGGAAATCGCCCTGCTCGAAAGCAAGCTGTCGGGCAACATCACCACGCAAGAGCAGCTCATCCGCTACATGGACGAGTGGATTGCCGAAGTGCTCACCGGCCAAGAGCCCGCAAGCAATAGTGGCGGCGCATTGGCCGCAGCCAGCAAGGAGCGGCAAAACGTCCGCCAGGACCTCACCCAGGCCGACAGCGACCTGCTGTCAGAAACCATCAACGAAACCCTGATCACCTGGATCTGCGAGTTCAACGGTTTCGAGCCTTGCCACGTATATCGCCAAATCGAAGAAGAAGAGGACACCAAAGCCCAGGCTGAAACCGACAAGATCGTCAGCGAAATGGGTTATGAGTTGGACGAGGCCACGGTGCAAGCCAAATATGGCGAGGGCTGGAAAAAGAAACCGACGGGTAATCCAAATACCCCGATTGATCCAGCCACCACCACTCAGCAAACCCCCTCCAAAACTGCCGCGAGTTTTGCTGAGGCTCCTGCCAAAGCCGAATATCAGCCCGATGCGCTCGACGCCCTGATCGACGCTGAGCAAGCCGCATGGCGCCCAGCCATGGTCCCACTGGTGGACCCGATTCGCGCCTTCCTGGCCGATGCGGCCGCACGCGGCCAAACCGCTGCTGAAGTGCTGGCACGCCTGCCCGAGCTGCTGCCCCAGCTCAACGCTGACCCACTGGCCGACTCGCTCGCCAACGCCGCCTTCACCGCCCGCCTGGCAGCCAATGCCGGCATCGACAACGAGTGACGCCATGTCAGCCGCCAGCGATTTCGCCGCCCTCCAAAAGCTGCCCCCAGCCGAGGCCATCGCCTGGCTGAAAGCCCGCCGCAAGCTCACCGTCAGCTTCGCATGGCAAGACGTCTTCCAGGAAGAGCACGGCTACCAGTTCACCATCAGCCGCCTGGCCCGCCTCGACCTGCTGCAGGCCCTGCACGAAGCCATCCTCAAGTCGGTTGAAGGCGACCTCAGCCGCACCGACTGGATGAAAGACGCCGAGGCCCTGCTCACCGATGCCGGCTGGTGGGGCGTCAAGGCCGTCACCGACCCAGTCGACGGCGAAGTCAAGCTCACCAAATTCGATCCCGCCCGCCTGCGCCTCATCTACGACACCAACACCCGCCAGGCCTACGCCACCGGCCAGTGGGAGCGCCTCCAGCGCGCCAAGCGCACCCAGCCCTACGTTCGCTACATCACCCAGCGCGACGAGCGCGTGCGCGAAAGCCACCGCGCCTGGGACAACCTCGTCCTGCCCGCCGACCACCCGTTCTGGCACACCCACTGGCCGCCCAACGGATGGCGCTGCCGTTGCCGCGTCAACACCATGAGCCAGCGCGACTACGACAAGGGCTACACCCTCGACCGCCCCGGTGCGGAGTACGACGCCAACGCGCCCACCATCAAAGTGCCCCTCAAGAAAGAGGCGCCCCCCGTCATGGAGCGCGAGTACATCAACCCTCGCTCTGGCGAAGTCACCCGCGTCCCCGTGGGCGTCGATCCCGGCTTTGCCTACAACCCCGGCATGGCCCGCGAAAAGCACATGCAGCAGCTCGTCGCCGACAAGCTGTCATCGGTCGACCCAGACCTGGCATCGGCTGCTCGCCAAGCTGGCCTGAACGAGGAAGACTGACATGCTCGACGTCGTCATCGATGACCAGCCATTCCGCGACGTCGTCGCCCAAATCAGCCGGCGCGTCGGCGATCTCACGCCGGTGCTGGCTGAAATCGGCATGGAGCTGGAATCCCGCGTCAGCGGTCGCTTCGAAACCCGCACAGACCCGGACGGCAACCCCTGGGCCGCATGGTCCCAATCCACCATCGACACCTACCCAGAGGGCGGCAACCGCCGCCTGCTCGACCGGCTTGGCGACATGCTCG